GCCGACCATTAATCCCACGGCAATATTGGCACGGATTATGCGAAACAACCACCCACTCTTTATAAATCTGCACGCCAGATTCATTCTGAATTTGCACACCAGCCTCCACGCCAGCCAGGCCGTGTGCTCGGTGTGTTTCAGTGCGAGCTATTCGCTGAATTCGCCATTCTTCGGTTTTTGTTATATCTCGCAAGCTACGAGCTAACTGTTCCTTATTCCAGTCTTCCATTTCCGCTTGAGCAACTCTGTTAGTAATCGATCGCGCCGTATCTTCACTAAAACTCTTAGTAAAATCAGTTATCATTTTGTCATAATGCTTTTTCAGCTTGTCAGAAAGCTTAAATTCGGTCAGATCATCAGTCGATATATTGTTTTGCTTTAATATTGAAACAAAATCGCTCCAAGCCACCACACCACGCGTTACCAGCACACTCAGCAATATCACCTTTATTCTTTGCTTAAACTTCTCACGGTCTTTATCGCCAAGGTTAAAATCTTCAAAATCACTATCAATAGCGCGCTCAATCTGCTCATTAGTCATATCACGAAACACTGTTTCCAGTGCGTTTTGGTCTTTATCTTTTTGTTTTTCGTTTTTTGTTTTCGTCTCAGCTTTTAAACAGTGATGATCTCCACACTCATTACAGATATGCGCGCTTTTTGCGTTTAAATCTTCTGGCGATTCTTCAACCTCGCCACCGTCATCAACTTCAGGCTTGTCGTTCTCAATTTTTGGTGGAGTTTCACTCAATTTTAGCGTTTTATAGCCATTGCTTAGCTCAAATGCATCAACTATGCTGTCTAATGAATAGCCCATATCTAGTCCAGCTTTAATCAAGGCTAATTCAGCTGCTTTACGCTCAGCCTCAATCTTCTCTTCTTCGGCCACGCCAGGAATATCAAGGTCAAAAGTTATCGCAAAACCCAAGCCACCTGTAATTCGGTTTAATTGATGCGTAAACTCACTCCAAATCCGTGTTGCGAAAGGTTTAATTGTGTATTTTATAAAAATCTGTTCATCCACTCGCACACTGGCGTAGGTGTTATTATCGTTCACACCTCGAATAGTTGCGGGCACACCATAGATACTATCAATTTTCTTATTGGCTTGGTCGAATAAGCTCTTTAAGTCGAGATTTTTATTACTCTCAGCAAACGGCACCCACTCAATTTGAGCATTAACTGGCTTACCTGTCGCACTCTCAATTGGGCGATGAACATAAACCACATTATTGTTGTTGCCACTGCCACGATGTCGTGCTTGCAAATTATCAACAATATTGTTATATTCTTCAACGCTTCCGGCGGTAATAATAAACTGTCCAGCAGGCACAGCACCATTTTCAAAATAACCAGCTTGATAACTTGCAATGTAATCATCAATCGATGCCCATTTTCGAGCAGCATCAGTTGGGCTATAACCTCCGCTCAAATCATATGGATTCACCCCACTTCGAAGTTCAATAATTTCATTTTCAGAGTATTCTTTAGCGCCAACCCTATAGCGTTTTTCTTCACCAACATAATATTCAGAAACTCCTTCAAGAATAGTAAACCCTGCTAAATTTTCAGGAGTAATCTTTTGTCCAGTTATTGGAGTGCCGTGTTCATCATAGCTCCAAACCAGAATATAAACTTTAGGAAAAACCAAGCTTAGAAGTGCTAAAGCCTCGCGAAAAGTTGCACCGCTCATCTGTTGATTTGGGTGATATATTTTATTCATCACCACCGAATCTTGAATTGTTTTACCGTTATTATCTATCGCATACGGCCTAATTGTCATAAATTCATTCACAATTCGTGAAATAGAAGGGTATGAATTATCATATGATAGCCCTTTATAAAATGTATGCGCACCCAACATTGATTTTGGTCGATTAAAAGCGTAGTGCGAGGCGCTCTTCTTTTTCATATTACCGCCGACCAAACGGCTAAAAAAATCTCTAAACATATTTAAAATATAAACTCAAATAGTCGAGTAATGCTACATTATCTCACACCAGCATAAACAATAGGCTTAGGTTTTGGCGGAGTATAGTAGCACAAAATACAGGCATCAGCCAAGTCAGGGCTTCGATTTCCCCGTTTTTTGTAATCCCCCTTACTCTCTACTGCTCGCTTACCTTTTTTATCCATACTCCAAGTTCTGGTCGTTAATTCTTGGAGTAAGTCCGTATTATTCGGTAGTTGTATTTCATCAATCACGCTTTGCAAATGAAACCACGCTTCACTAATCCAGTTTGGATATTTATCATCATTCACCGCCTTCTGCGCAAAGTTAATACCTTGAACATTGTAATTTTTAGCCAATAACTGATCAGTCACACCACCACCAACTCCCGTGTCATCAATTTTAATTAATACTTCCTTATCTAATTGCGCGAACTGCTCTATTTTCTCCACAAGTTCGTTAGTCCTGAGTTTTTCGTAAACCTTAAAGTCGATTGTCTTTAATCCTTTGCGTTTCCATAACACAGAGCGGTCATCACCAAGTCGTGCCACATCAACGCCTATTTGAATTTCGCCGTCATCTTCTATCTCTCGATCCATAGCGTTTAATACTCTATCACGGCTTAAAATAGCGTTTTCGATTTGTGAAAGTGGCTCACCAAGCCAAGTGTGAGCGAACTCTTGCGGGTTATTCTTCTTGTCATTTTCCATTTCAATTCGCATCACTTCTGGAAACAGCCCATTCTTTTCTAACACATCATAATTCACTTTAATTGCATAAGTATTATCTGGCTTTTTCATTACATATTCAACATAGACAGGGTCACGCTCTGTGTCTCGGTTAAAAGTAAAAATAAGTCTTGAATTATCTTTACGCACGGTGTTTTTAAGTAGCGTAATAGAGCGTTTCGTAACAGTGCTTGCTTCTTCGACCCAAGCCTCATCAATATTCGGAATAGACTTCAAGCTTTCGACATTATCGTGTAAACCCTTAAAAATCCATTCGCTTTCAGTTCTTTTATGTTTTATAGAATCATTAGTAATTATAAATTCGGTTTCAAAACCGTATTCACAAATAATAGCTTTCACTAAAGCGTGCGTTGAGTCTTTAATCGAGTTCTGGAATTCTCGACAGTTTAAGAATTTCAACCTCTTTTCTCTAGCTCTCAAAACTTGAGAAAGTGCAACATCGTGGCTTTTTCCGCTCGAACGGCCACCATAAAAAACAAGGTTTCGCCATTTATTCTCTTCAAAAAGAGGCTTGAACTCAATAGGAACTTTAACTCTCTTTCGGATTATCTCCATTTACAAACTCCAATGTTGCAACAGTTAGCGTTTCGCCATTCGACACTATATCTTGCTTTTCGCTGAACTCTGTTGTTGTCTTTGCAATGAATTTAGCCGTATCTTGTGCTATCTTCTCATCTTCGCTGTCCAAGCTCTTATCTAACACTCTTTTAGCTTTACGAACAAGCTTATCTTTCGAAACACCTTTTCCACCAATTTCCACCACAATATCTTCTAGCCATTCCAGATTCTTAACTGTAATATTCTTTGCGTATTTTTCAGAAAAACCAGCACGAATTGCACTTTGCAACGCATTTCCAAAAGTAGGAGAATCAGGTAAGTAATAATACATACCAAATTCAATCTGCTTTGGTGAAAAAATCCGCTCTTTGCCTTTTGTTTTTTTAGTCGCCATAACCAATCTTTCTAAGTATATCTTGCTTTTCCTTTTCTGAATAATAATCAGCCGTAAGTCTTCTTGTCCAAGTTCCTTTTTCTGAAATAAAATTTATTTCTTGGCTATTAGATTTTGGTTGTGGTATTTTAGTTCCCATAGAATAATTCACTCCATATTTTTGACTAGCTGACAATAAGCTTTTAACCGTTAAGTGCTTTTTTCGTTTCGCAATTTCAGAAAATGGTTTGAAGTTTTTAGTGTAATATCCTTTTGGAGCGAACCAGCGATGAAAAACCAAAATTCCCATTTGACTCTTAATATAAATTGAATGCTTATCGTAAAAAATAACTATCGAATCATCTTCTAACTTACGAATTAGTATTTTTGAACTAAAATTAGGATTAGCCATCGTCCACCTTTCTGCCCAAAAATAAAATGAGCACACTAAACAATCTTTTGACTGATAGTGTGCCCATTATTCCCTTATGTATATTATAGCATATATAGAAACTAAAGTAAATCTATTTTTTTAGGTATAGAATATTTCTTCGCTAATTCTTCAACCGAGACAGAATACTGCTGATTAATATAATCCTCGCTAAATGAAAATATGGAAGGTAATTTATCCTTGCTTAAACATCTTTCGTCTACATATATATTATGATATTTTTCCGATTCAATAAATCTTATGCCATCCTCCGGAGTGTAACAAGAGGTCTGGAACACTACAAAGTAAAATGTCTCATCAACCAATTGCATCCCTTCGCATGCATACTTAAGGTTAATGACAATATACTTAATGTTTCTAAAAACATCTAAAGGCACTTTCGGTTCTCCTAAGGATGGAATTGGTATGTTAAAAATACCTACTTGATCGCGAGGGTTATCAATCTCAATAGTAAAATCTCCTAAAATATACTCATTAGCACTTGGATAGATAGGGGGGTTCTTACCAGGAAATATGTTAATGTCTTCATCTAATAGAGTGTAAAAAATACTATCTAATAAGACCACTCGAGCATCTAAGTAATAATCTTTAATGAACTTATATTTATCGGGTGAAATTTCCAATCCCACTTCAATAGTAGATTTATCCTCCTCGCCGATAAAAGCATATTCAACAATAGGAGTAATCTTAAAGCTCGGAGATCTGCCGCCAGATAAATACATAGCGCGTACCAAATTTTCCTCTAACTTTTCAGATTTTGTTCCTCTGCGCACGAAATATTCACCTGGTATTTCTTTATATTTATCTTTGCCTTTGCCTTCATCGTTAAGATGATTATAGTTACTTTTTACTCTATGTGGAGACAGATTGCTTTTTGGAATATATACTACGATAGGGTTGTTGCCTTTCCCGTTCGAATCAATAGATTTTACCGAAAATCCGTGCAGTTTTGGTTCTAACATATTTACAGAGTTAGCATCAAACCAATCCTCCAGATCATCTTCACAATTCGAAACCTCCAAGCCCGAATCATTCTTTTTTACGCCAATAATCAGAATACCGCCATCGGTATTAGCAAAGGCACAGATTTCTTTCGCGAACAAAACTCTCGCTTTCGCAGATTCCTTCTTGGATCCTTTCAATTTATTGTGTACACTCTTAAATTCTAACCAGTCGTTTTCTCCATCCTCGGTGTTGGATATTATTTTCTCCACATCTTCAATCGTGTTAATTTTCCTAAAAAAATCCTTAGCGTCCATATAATTATTATATCATAAGCAATGATTAATGCCACAATAGCCATAATTCCTTACTAATACTTCATTTATTTCTCCACGTTTATTACCATTACTATTTATTGAACGCTTTGCTTTTACAGTAATAATTTCATAATCTTTATACAATTCTCTAATGAAAGGGTGATCTGAATTTGATAATAAAAATTTTACTCCTTTAGAGTTTAATTTGTCACATTCTTCTTTGAGTTCAACTTGTTGCTGTTTGTCAAATCTATTTTCTGTGTAACCGGTAAAAGAAGATGACGATGAAATAGGCATATAGGGTGGATCAAAATATACAAATGCTCCTTTTCTTAAATTCTTCAGAATAATTTTATAATCTCCATCTATTATCTTTACATTACTTTCATTGAAATACTTTGACATTGCCAATACAACAGGCATATTAACAATATTCGGGTTTTTATATTTACCATAAGGTGAATTAAATTGCCCTGCTTGATTTACTCTAAATAAACCATTGTAACACGTTTTGTTCAAATAGATAATTCTTGCAGCTTTTTCTACATAACTTATTTCATCATATTGCTCAGTTCTATCTAATGCCCTGATTTTATAAAAATATTCTTCTGAATTAAGTCTTTCGTGCTCTTGTAAAGCTGAAATTAAGTCATTAGGGTTATCTCTAATAACCTTATAAATATTTATAAGTTCATGGTTGAAATCATTTACAATTGCCTTTTTAGGTTGAATATCAAATAGAACTGCTCCTCCGCCTACAAATGGTTCAACATAAGTAGAAAAGGTCTTTGGAATAAGCGGAACCTGTCCCTTATACAAATCTT